GCTGGCGTCACGCTGCAGTACGACGGCGATCTGGCCAACATCCAGTTCATCCAGACCGCCGCGTCGGCGGAACTGAACATTACCTACTACGTCTGAGGCCGGGACCATGGACATTTTCTCGCCACCCACCCCTTCAGATCCCGGTGCGTTCCTGATTGAGCAAACGCCCGCGTACATCAAGAACCTGGTAGCCCTGCGCGACGAACTCGCGTTGCGGCAAGGTGCGTTGTCGGCGGTCGAGAACACCGCCAACCTGCAAGCGGAAGCCCAGCGCGTGCTGGACGCCGCCCGCGAGGAAGCCCGAACGCTGTTGGCTGACGCGGTAGCTAAACTGCGCGACGCCAAGGCCCGCGATGACGAGCTGTCCGCCAAAGCCGCGCGGCTGGAAGCCGACCGAGCCACCTTCGAGCAACAGCAGATCACCGAGTCACGGGCAGCCGCGGAACGCGCGATGGCCTTACTGGCCCGGGAAACGGACGCGGAAACCCGCGAAGCGGCGCTGGCGGCGGACGAAGCTGCAGTGCGGGCCGCCCAAGTTGAGCTTGACGAAAAGGTACGCGCGGTGCAGGCGAAAGTCGCCGCGCTCGCGCTGTAAGGCAGATCCATGGCCGGCGTCAAAATATCCAACCTCCCCGCGGCTTCGGCACCTACCGGCACCGAACTTGTGCCGTTGGTGCAGTCGGGCACTACCAAGCGCACGACAGCCTCGGCGCTGGTGTCCGGGGGATTGGGGTACACGCCGGTGAACAAGGCCGGCGACACGATGACCGGCTCGCTCAACTTTGCCGCCACGCAGACCATCGCGTCTGCGACGGCGACACCGATCGGCACGTCGACTTCGAACGACATCATCATCAGCGGCACGACGACGATCACCTCGTTTTCGTCCGCAACGGCCGGCGCGCTGCGCTGGGTGACCTTCAGCGGGATCCTGCTGCTGACGCAGAACGCGACCAGCCTGATCCTGCCGGGCGGGGTGAACATCACCACCGCCGTGGGCGACACGGCGCTGTTCAAGTCGTTGGGGTCGGGTAACTGGCGGTGCATGTTCTACACCCGCGCATCAGGCGTGCCCGTGGTGACCTCCGGCGCGTACACCCGGGTGCTGTTTACCGCGTCGACCACTTGGACCTGCCCGGCCAACGTGTCCTCGGTCTACATCACCTCGGCGGCCGGTGGCGGCGGGGGTGGTGGCGGTGTTTCGGCGGCCAGCAGCGGCGGCGGCGGCGGTGGCGGGGCGGCGCAGCACAAGACCACCTATGCGGTCACCCCCAGCAACGTCTACACGATCACGATCGGCGCGGGCGGTACGGCTGGCGCGGTGGGTGGCGGCTTGGGCGGCACTGGCGGCACGACCACGATTCCGGCCTTGTTTACCCAGCTGGGCGGCGCAGGCGGCGCGGCGTACACCGGCGGTGCCGGTGGCACCGGTGCGGTCAAGGGTAGCGGCGGGGGCGGCGCAGGTAACGCCTACAACCAAGGTGGCGACGGCGGCGGCAACATCGCGGGTGGTGTTGGCGGCGGCGGCCAGAACGGTATACTTACAGATTCAGCCGGCGTCGGCCTGTACGGCGGCGGCGGTGGCGGCGGTGCGGGCGGTCTGGCGGGCCAAGGGCCCGGGGCTGTCGGCGGCGCTGGGTTCATCCTGATCGAGTATTAACCCTACGGGCAGGGCACGCCCGGGATTCCCAAGGAATCATCATGTCAGAAGCAGCAGATGACGGCGCAGCAGCGCCGGTAGCAGCACCTGAAGCGGATCTTTCCGCGTCGGAATCGACGGCCACGGCGGCCGACGAGTCTGGTGAAGGCACCCCGCCGGTCGATGAGCAGAAAGCAGCGCCCAAGACCTTCACTCAGGAGGAAGTGGACGCGCTGATTGCCCGTCGTCTTGCACGCGAACAGCGAAAGCTTGAGCGGCAGCAGCAACCGCAATCTGCAGCACCGGCCGCGACGTTGGCGCCGGATCAGTTCGAATCGACCGCGGCGTACGTCGAAGCACTGGCGGAGCAGAAGGCCGAAGAACGGATCCGCCAGCGCGAGGCTGCGCAGCAGAATGCGTCGGTTCAGGAAGCCTATCTGGACCGTGAGGAACAGGCCCGGGACAAGTACGATGACTACGAACAGGTCACCCGAAACCCGTCACTGCGCATCACGGAAACGATGGCCGAAACGATCCGGCGTTCGGATACTGGCCCCGATGTCGCATACCACTTGGGGCAAAACCCGCGCGAAGCTGAACGCATCTCACGGCTGGACCCGCTGTCGCAAGCCAAGGAAATCGGGAAGCTCGAGGCCAAGTTGGCCGCGGCCCCGCCCGTCAAGAAAACCACTTCTGCCCCTGCACCGATCGACCCGGTGACGCCGCGCAACAACGGCACATCGACTTTCGACACGACCGACCCCCGGTCCACGAAGACCATGACCACGGCCGAATGGATCGAAGCCGAGAACCGTCGAGAAGCGAAGCGGATGCAAGGGAAACGCTGACTCTGACCTGAAGGAATCCCCACCGTGGCTAACAGCATTCTCACCATCGACATGATCACCCGGAAGGCGCTCCAGATCCTGGAGAACAACCTGGTGGTCACCCGCAACGTCAACCGTCAGTACGACGACTCTTTCGCCAAGCAAGGCGCCAAGATCGGTTCGGCACTGCGCATCCGCCTGCCCGATCGCGTGCTGGTGACGGACGGCCCGGCCCTGCAAGTGCAGGACGACACCGAACAGTTCACCACGCTCAACGTCACGTCGCAGAAGCACGTCGGCGTCAACTTCACCACCGCCGAACTCACGATGTCGCTGGATGACTTCGCGGATCGGGTGCTGAAGCCGCGGATGTCGCAGCTGGCCGCCAGCATCGACACCGATGTCTGCAACGCCTACCGCAGCATTTTCAACGTGGTGGGCACCCCGGGCACTACGCCGGCCACCTCGCTGGTGCTGTTGCAGGCCCAGCAGCGCCTGAACGAGTTCGCGGCCCCGATGGACCAGCGGTACGGCACCGTCAACCCGGCGGCCAACGCGGCGCTGGTCGAGGGCATGAAGGGTTTCTTCAACCCGCAGGGCGTCATTGCCGATCAGTTCAAGAAAGGCATGATGGACCAAGGCATCCTCGGGTACGAGGAATTCAACATGAGCCAGTCGATCAAGACCCACACGACCGGCACTCGTGTGCTGACCGGCTCGCCTGCGGTCAGCGGCGCGGTCACGGTCGAGGGTACGTCGACAATCACCATTGGCAGTGTGACGACGGGCCAGACGTTGGTGCCTGGCGATGTCTTCACGATCGCCAACGTGTTTGCCGTCAACCCGCAAACCCGTGAGTCGACGGGCTCGTTGCAGCAATTCGTCGTGACCGCGCTCAACACCGCGGCGTCCAGCACTTTCACGAGCGTTGCTGTTTCCCCGGCAATGTATTCCCCGGCCAGCGCATTGGCGACTGTCAGCGCGCTGCCGGCGGATACGGCTGCGGTGACGTTCCTTGGGGCGCCGTCGACCCAGTACCCGCAAAACCTGGTCTACCACAAGAACGCCATCACGTTTGCCACGGCTGATTTGGTCATGCCCGAGGGCGTCGACATGGCATCCCGCCAGAACTACAACGGCATCTCGATGCGGATCGTGCGTCAGTACGACATCAACAACGACCGCATGCCCTGCCGGATCGACGTTCTGTACGGGTACGCTGTGATGCGGCCTCAGTTGGCTTGCCGCATTATCGGCTGACAACCCCTGCTGTAACCCCCGGCGCATGCCGGGGGCCAACCCCTTTCTTGTGGAGAAACAATCATGCCCGGTTTTCCTACTACTGGCGGCGGTTACCAAGTCGGTGACGGCAACCTCAACGAATTCCAGATGGACGTTACCCCGGCGCCGGTCAGCTCGGCTGTCGGTGCAATCACCCTGACTGTTGCGCAACTGACCGGTCGCCTGCTGGTGACTACCGCCAGCACGTCGGCGTATACCTACACGCTGCCCACCGGCACCGTGATGGATGCCTCGCCGCTGCTGAACAACGTCAAGACCGGCAGCACGTTTGATCTGTGCGTCATCAACACCGGTACGACGTCCGGTGTGGTCACGATGACCGCTGCAACGGGCTTCACCATTGTGGGTGCGGCGACCATCGCCGTGTCCACGTCGGCTGTGTTCCGCGTTCGCCGATCGGATGTGAACACCTACGTCCTGTACCGCATCAGCTGATGGTAGTACCCGCTGCCGCATGACCTGCGGCAGCGGCACCCCGCGAAAGGTGGGCGCATGGTCATCTACTTGCAGCACCCCGAACACGGCAGGAAAGTAGCGACGCTTGAGGAAGAAGCCCTCTACGACGAAAAGAACGGCTGGACGCGGTTTCATCCCGACGCCCCAGCGCCGGTGGCCGCTGAAGAAACACCGCAAGTCAACGCGCTGGCCGGCGTGTCGCCCATCGTCGGGCGTCGGCGTACGACGAAATGACGACCACGCTGGAAATGATCGAAGGTGCCTCGCGTCTGATCGGCCAGTTGGCCGCGGGCGAGACAATGGACCCGGGCGACGCCAACGACGCGCTGAATGCGTTCAACGACATGGCAGAGTCGTGGAGTACCGAACGGCTGACGGTGTTCACCACGTCGGATCAGACGTTCGTGTGGCCGGCCAGTACGCGCACACGATCGCTGGGACCCACCGGCGATTTCGTGGGCACGCGCCCAATCAAGTTGGACGACGCGACGTACTTTGTCGATACCTCGACCGGCATCTCCTACGGTATCGACATCGTCAACACCGAGCAGTACAACGCCATCGCACTCAAGACGGCGGGTAGTACCTACCCGCAGTGGATCTGGCCGAGCGACGACTACCCGAACACCGTGTTTTCCATCTTCCCGGTGCCCACCAAGGCGCTGACGTGGCACTTCGTATCGGTAGCCCCGCTGACGCAATCGGCTACGCTGGCCACCACGCTGGTGTTCCCGCCGGGCTACCAGCGCGCGTTCCGGTTCAACCTGGCGTGTGAGCTCGCGCCCGAGTTCGGCGTCGAGCCCTCGCAAAGCGTGCGCCGGATCGCCATGGCATCCAAGCGCAACCTGAAGCGGATCAACAACCCGGGCGACCTGATGTCGATGCCTGCGTCCATCCTGCGCACGTCGGCTCGATTCAACATCTTCTCCGGCAACTGACCCGTGAAAACACCGATCCTGGGGTCGTCCTATGTCGCGCGCAGCGTCAACGCCGCCGACAGCCGGATGGTGAACCTGTTCCCCGAAGTCGTGCCGGATGGCGGCAAGGAGAAGGGCTGGCTGCAGCGCGCGCCAGGGCTGCGCCGCGTGGGCACCTACGGCGTCGGGCCGGTGCGCGGCATCTGGTCGTACGGCATCTACACCTACGTTGTGTCGGGCACGAAACTGTACCGGGTCGACAGCGCCTTTGGTTCGCTCGAGGTGGGCGATGTGACCGGCACCGGGCCGGTCAGCATGGCCGACAACGGCACGCAACTGTTCATTGCGGCTGGCGGCCCGAGCTTCATCTACAACGTGTCGACCAACGCCTTCGCGCAGATCACCGATCCAGACTTTCCCGGCGCGCTGCAGGTCGACTACCTGGATGGGTACTTCGTATTCATCGAGCCGAACTCGCAGCGGCTGTGGGTGACCTCGCTGCTGGACGGCACGTCGATCGACCCGCTGGACTTTGCCAGCGCCGAGGGCAACCCCGACAACCTGATTGGCCTCATTGTCGACCACCGCGAGGTGTGGCTGTTCGGCACGCAGTCGGTCGAGGTGTGGACCAACACCGGCGACGCGGATTTTCCGCTGGCACGCCTGAACGGCGCGTTCAACGAAGTCGGGTGCGCGGCTACTTTCTCGGTCGCCAAGCTGGACAATGGCGTGTTCTGGCTGGGCGCCGACGATCGCGGCCGGGGTATCGTGTACCGGGCCAACGGCTACACCGCAGTTCGCATCAGCACGCACGCGGTCGAGTGGCAGATTCAGTCGTACTCGGTCATCAGCGACGCGGTGGCGTACAGCTACCAGCAGGACGGGCACACGTTTTATGTGCTGACTTTCCCGACCGCCAACGCGACGTGGGTGTACGACGTGGCGACGAACGCTTGGCACGAGCGCGCTTCGTTCCTGAATGGCGTGCTGTACCGGCACCGCAGCAACTGCCAGACGACGTTCAACACAAACGTGCTGGTGGGCGATTACCAGGACGGGCGCGTGTACGCGCTGGACCCGACCGTGTACGACGACGACGAGCAGGCGCAGAAATGGCTGCGGTCTTGGCGCGCGTTGCCCACCGGGCAGAACAATCTCAAGCGCACCACGCAGCACCAACTGCAGCTGGACTGCGAGGCCGGCGTCGGCTTGAACGGCATCGACACCACCGTGGTGCTGGATGACGTCGAACTGTTTACCGAGATCGACGACACGCTGTACACCGAAACGTCTGGATCCGGCGCATGGGAGGCGACGCTGCAACCGTCGCCGGGCGTGTTCACGCAGGGGCTGAACGGGCCTATTTCGTCCAGCGGCCCCCGCCTGATCGCCATTCGGGCGACGCTGGCGGTGTACACCTCCGACGATCAAGGCTTGAACTGGACGCTGCGCGGGGTGCCGACTGGCGCAGTATCCATATCCGCGCCGGTGTACGCCAACAACGTGTGGGTGATCCCTTCGCAAAACCCGAACAACGTGGTGTACCGATCGACCGACGACGGGGTGACCTTCAACTCGGTATCGGCTACCGCAGGCGCAGGCGCGGGCATTACCGGCGCGTACGGCGGCGGCGCGCATGT